CAGATGGAAATTTAGTTGGTGTTAGTGCAACAAGTCAGGAGAAAGCATTAACAAATGATAATGGTGATAGTATTTCTGTTGCGGACATTAGATCAGAACTATTTGACGGCGAAAACGTTATTACTGGCAAGACAGATTATGGCCGATCTGAGCTTCTAAGTGGGCCTTTTTCTTTGAAAGATAAGGATTTGGACTTGGAAGCTTAAATAATAGATATAAAATTGAAAAGAATTAAATAATTATATTAAACACAAACTAACATAATTATTATCAATGGAACAAATTCAAGAATATACAAATAATGGAAAATGGATTGCTATTACTACACTAATTTGGAATGAAGTGTTTAAAAATTTAATTTTAACTTGCATGGATGAACCTGGCTTTATTATAAAATTTTCAAACCCGGAAAATTATTGTATTTATTGGATTAAACTAACAAAATTTATGGAGCGATATTATAATGGGAAAACACCTGAAAAACCAGATAAATTTATATTCCTATTATTATTAACATATCCTAAAGGTTACATTTTACAACTAAAAAGCTTTTTACAGCTTAAAATAGCATTCAATGAACTAAATGATGATCATAATAATAGCGATAATTCGGATTTTACTTGTGCTTCATATAGACATGATGATGAAAATGATGGATCTCATACTTGTATATGTAGTCAGCCAATAGAAAATGTATTTGAATTTGAAAATAACTTATCAGGAGTTTGCTTTAATGTAGGTAGTGTTTGCAACAAAAGACATCGTGTTATTAGTGAAAATGATGAACAGTATAAATTAATGCAACGAGCATCAAGAGATAGAAAAGATGAAATCAAAAATGGATGGCCTCAGGGATATAAAGAAAATCAAAGATCAATTAAAAAACAACAAAAGGCAGAAAAACAATCTAGTTCAGAATCTGAAACAGAATCAATTAAATATACTATTAATAACAGATGTATTATGTGTCAAAAAAATAAAATAATTTATACACCAGTTGGAGGAAGCGGAATTAATGGTATTTGCTCTTGTATTCCAAATAAAATTAAAAAGAAGTCTAAAAATCTGAATAAGCAAATTTTAAAAGAAATTCAAACATTATTTTGTTTAAATTGTAAGCAAGAGACTAGAAAACTTAAGGGTAATAAACTATGTACTGTATGCATTCAGATAAGAGATGCGTCAGTTTGTTTAAAATGTAATATTGATTTTACTGCACCTATAAATACAGATCCAAAATTTTGTAATGATTGTATTTCTACTGTTAGGAGCTGCATTGGATGTGGGTGTTATATAATGTCTCCAGAAACTTATAAGACCAGATGCACTGATTGCTTTAAACAAAATAAAAAAAATCAAACACATATTTATATCGAATGTATCGAGTGCGGCGATGATGTATTGATACCTGAATCGGAAAAGGAATGGAAGAAAACCTGCAGCAGTTGTTTTTTAAAAACCAAAGGAACTTGTGAAAAATGTTCTTCAAGTGTTAAAATATTATCTGTTAAAAAAGAAGGATCAAATAAAGGGAAAAAATTTTATAAATGTGAGCCATGTGGATTATTTAAATGGATTTAATTGAATTTATGTAAATTATATATTATTATTAATTTGGTTTCTACCATTTACTCTTTTTCACCGCAATTTTAGGTCCTTGTCCTCGCTTTTTCACATTATTCGGATCATATTGTTCCTCTTCATCGTCGTCATTTAACTGTTTTGATAATTCCCAGAACTCTTTTGATCCTAATCTGAAGTCATTGTGCGAATCTGCCTTGTACCAGAACACCTGATCTTGTAATTTGTTAGATTTTGAATTGTTATTTATCACCAAGCATTCATAATTTTCTGTGCATTGATCCATTACCTGGCAAAACGACTCAAATGTCGGAAACATGCCTGCATAATTCTCATAAATTCGCTTTCTATTCGCGATATACGGCTCTCTTAGTATAAAAACGTAATCAATATTTGTTCTTAATGTTGGTGGAATACCGAGAGGATATTGCATTGTAATTATTAACATGACCTTCCAGTGTCGGCCATTGAGAAATAAAAGCCTCATTAATTTATCACGTGACCAAGTGTTATCATATAAGCAGTCATCCATGATGACAAAAGTTCGCGGATCAATTGTAGATCGTCTAAACTGTTCCATTTCCTTTTTGATTTGTTTCAAGACTTGTTTTTGTCGCTTCAAGATGTTCTCAATGATGGCTGTATTATATTCATTATGTATGAATAATTTCGGCACCAATTTGCCGTAAAATCCGTTGCCTTCTTCTGTTCCTGAGATGACAGTGCCAATAGGAATATCTTGATGATAATATAATAAATCCTTTACTAAAAATGATTTGCCTGTATCACGACGTCCGATTAAAACGACTACAGGTCCTTTAGATTCATTAGCCTTAAAACTAATAGATTTCATATCAAACCGTTTTAGCTCTAAATTCATTATTATACTATTATATATTTTAAAAAAAGAATATTATTATACGCGATTTTAGACAAATACTTATTTGCTTTGCATTTATTATTCATAATACTTTAGGCATTTTTTAAATATATGTTAAAAATATTTGTTAGTTTAATAGAAATTATACCAATTAATATATTTCATTTGTTATAAGTTAAATACAATTATTATTATTATTTTTATTAGCTAATGGCAATTACTGTAAATTATCAAAAGAGAAAGAACATCAATCTTTTCAACAAATTTCAATCTAATCCCAATATTTCTCTTTCTAATGTGCAAAATTATTTGCCTATTTATGATCGTTTTTTTTCATTAAACACTACTAATTTTAACTCTATTAATTTAAATCATATGTGGAATATTTCTGACATTAAGGACATAAAAAATAAGGATAAAGATAAGGAGGTTTCTTTTGAACATGAACATATTTATACATGTAAATTGAAAAATTTAGCGGACGATGATGATTTTGCCATGACACAAAAAGTTTTCATTAAAATGGCACCTTTGTTAGATCCTTTTAAATATTTGGTCGGCAAATATAACCACACGGATAAAAATCTTTTTAATTTGCCTTCTATTGATAAACATACTAAAGTACATCCTAAAATAGAAGATACTAACAATTCTGCTTATATTGATGGATTTTTCTCCTTCTTAACAAGTCAAGTGTTACATAAACATAAATTTATTCATGGTCTTGATTACTATGGATCTTTTCTAGCTATCAAAAATAATTATAAACTTAATGTGATTGATGATATTGATTATTTAATTCAATCTGATTTTTTTAATAAACAAAAAGATATATTATTTACTGTTGAAGATTATGCTCATTTAATGCCTACTTTACAAGAACATAGCCTTAAACCATTGAATATATCTCAAAAATCTCAAAAATCTAATTTATCTTTGAAATCAATTGATGAAACTATTTTTGAAAATATTTTTACTAATACAAATACAAATACAAATACAAATACAAATACAAATACAAATGATACCATGTTTTCTCTTGATGATGTTAAATTACTTAATATTGATCTTGTTGACATTACTAGTTCTATTGATATTATAGATCAAAATAAATCTGCTAGTCTTAAATCAGGATCATCATGTTCATCTAGAACATCTCATACAAATGAAAATGATTTAGATTGTGATTTAAATTTAGATAATGGCTCGGTTGGATCTAAATCAGGATCTGGCTCTAAATCAAACGGATCTTGTTCTGACTCAGATGGATATGAAACAGACGACACAGATATTGAAGAAGAGAAATTATTATTAACTATTCAAAAATTTCCAGTTCAAGTTATTTGCATGGAAAATTGCGAAAATACACTTGATGATTTAATTCTTAATACTGATTTATCTCATGATGAATGGATGTCCGCATTAATGCAAATAATTATGACACTGATTGTATATCAAAAATTATTTTCATTCACACATAATGATTTGCATACTAATAATATTATGTATATACAAACTAACAAAAAGTTCCTGTATTATTATTATAAAAAGAAGCACTATAAAGTTCCTACTTTTGGTAAAATATTTAAACTTATTGATTTCGGACGCGCTATTTATAAATTTGAAAATAAAGTATTTTGTAGCGATAGTTTTCAAACAGGCGGTGACGCGGTTACTCAATATAATACAGAACCATTTTTTGATGATAAAAAACCTCGGTTAGAACCAAATTTTAGTTTTGATTTGTGTCGACTTGCGTGTTCTATATTTGATTATATTATTGATGACATGGATAGCATTAAAAATATTAATAGTTGTGATCCTATAGTAAAATTAATAGTTGAATGGTGCACTGATGATAATGGTATTAATGTTCTATATAAAAATAATGGAGCCGAACGTTATCCAGAATTTAAATTATATAAGATGATTGCTCGTTGTGTTCATAATCATACTCCAAATGCGCAATTGGATAGACCCGAGTTTAGCAAATTTGTTATTTTAAAAAATGGGGTTTCAAAAGGAGAACAAATTATGGATATTGATGAACTAACAACATATGTTAGTTAGATTATATTATAATCTACAGACTATCAATTATGTAATACTTTATAAATGTTAATTATTAATTATTAAATTATTAACATTTATTATGATGAACTTTGGATTTATAATTACAAGACATGTAAATTCTGTTACAACTAACAAATATTGGAACCAATGTATTAAATTAATTAGAACGCATTATCCTTTAAAACCAATTAAAATTATTGATGATAATAGTGATTATTCATTTGTTAGTGCTGATTTTGACTACACTAATATTGAAATTATACAATCAGAATATCCAAAACGCGGAGAACTTTTGCCGTATATATATTTTTTAAAATACAAATGGTTTAATAATGCGGTCATTTTACATGACAGTGTATTTATTCATAAAAGAATTCCATTTGAAAAATTTACATATCAAGTGATTCCTTTATGGCATCATCAATATGATAAAGAAAATTTGCATAATTTAATAAGAATTTCAAGTAATTTAAAAAATAATTATTATTTAAAACAAAAATTACAAGGATCTGAACTCAATATACTTGGAATTCAAAAAAATGATAAATTTGATTTATGTTTTGGTGTCCAATCATATATTAATTTGCATTTTTTAGAAAGGTTAGAAAATAAATATCAGATTACTAATTTAGTAAATGTTATTAATAATAGAACCGATCGCTGTGGATTAGAAAGAATAATGGGATTACTTTTTTGTCAAGAATATCCAGCTCTAAACTACATCAAATCTATTTTTGGTCATATAAATAAACATCATAAATCATTTAACTATACTTATGATAATTATTTACAGGATTTTAATAATAAAAAAGCACATGGGAAATTTATTAAGGTATGGACTGGCAGGTAAAGTAGGGAACCAATGTCAAGACCTATTAAAAAGGAGGATTATCAGTAAAAGCCGCTGGGCTTTCAACTATAGAGCTATCTTTGATCACCGGACTTAATTGTTCTAAAATAAAATTGCCAGCAACTACACTTACATAAACTACTAATGTATCTCTAATTAATACTTTTAATGGTTTACTTTCCTTTTCAATATACTGCATTTCCAAAAATTTGGCAATAAAGAATATAACAGATATTATTCCTGCTACTAAAAATATATTATCCATTTACAATATATTTTTACAATTCATTTTCTATTTTAACGCAATAAATATTTATGCTAAAACTTCTATATCATCTAACAAAAAATTAGGTTCTAATTCCAACATCTTTTCACCAATTACATGTACATCTAAACTATTTAGATCTACTAATTCATCTGAAATTGTCAATTTCTCGTCATCGTCTCCTTCTTCATCTATTTTTCTTTGTATATTTCTTAAATTACTTATCTCTTCTAAACGTTCAAGGGTCTTAGGCGCACTTATTAATTCTTCTTTTCCTTTATCATTTACTGCTTGATCTACGTCATTAAATTTTATGCCTTCTTTTCCTTCTTTTCCTTCTTTTTCTTCTTTTCTTTCCTTCTTCTCTTTTTCCTCTTTTCCTTCGCTTATAAAAGATGTCTCTCCTCTTGCATTTAACGCTTCGCTCTTTTCTACAAGTTGTTCTTTAATTTCTTCAATAACATCCTCCTCCACTGTTTCATCCATATATGCTTTCAAAATATGTTCAATTGGAATACTCTCTCTAACTGCATTCAATATACATTCTTGAACAATGGTTTCTAATTCTCTATTATGTCTTTGTGTTTGTAAAGGCATTATATTTATTTCAAATAAATATACATTTTTATATACTTTACGAGCTACATTAATATAAGCCTTATGAATAAAATCATCTAATTTAGGTATATTAATATCAATCTTTTTTTGTTTCTGACCTACTCTCATTGCAGTTAGCAGTTTCAATTGAATTATATGTACACATGTCACCAATTCTTCTAAATATCCGCATCCACTCTTTTCAATAATACGTTTTTTCTCCTTTTCAATAATGTTCGGGTTCCATTTTGGAATGCGTGTGATCAAATTCTGAAATGTCATCAAATACTTATCCATCTCATCGTTTTCCTTGCACAACTTTACAGACTCGTCAAATATTGATTTAA